GATTTAGAACTGTTATCGATGCCGCTGCCAAACAGGAACTCGCAGAAAAGAAACTCGAAATTGCATTAGGCAGAACATCCAAGGCTTTATTGAACCAGGCATCTTCTTTACAGAAAATGACCACAGCAGGAGATGAAGCCATCATTGAACAGCAAGCCTTTCTTGCTTCTTTAAAATTCACAGAAGATCAGATCAAGGAAATCATTCCTGTTGCTCTTGATTTATCTGCCGCCACTGGTATCGCATTAGAATCAGCAGTGAGAAACACAGCTAAAACCTTTAGCGGCTTGGCTGGTGAATTAGGTGAACTAATCCCGCAGTTAAGAGGTTTGACAGCAGAAGAAATGAAGGCAGGAGATGCTGTGAAAATAATGGCTGATCTGTTTGGCGGTCAGGCTCAAGCACAGACTAAAACTCTTACTGGTTCATTAGAACAAATGAAAAATGCAATCAGTGATTCTGCTGAAGCACTTGGCGGTGTTCTTGCTCCTGCCGTCATTGGCGTTGCTAATGTAGTCAAGGCATTTGCCGAAGGTTTGAGCGACATTATAAACTTCAGAGAAAATATTGCAAAATTAGCTGTTGATTTTAAGGTCTTATCAGAAGGCGAGTTTCAGGTCATTCAATTAGAACAAGCATTGAAAAAAATGACCAAAGAAGATATTACTGCAAAAATTAAGGAATTGGGTTTAGCTATTGATGCGAATGATGAATCATTTAAAGAAATGACTATCACAGGAGCAGTGTTAACAGATCAACAACAAGCATTAGCAAATATGGCTAAAATATTATTTGATGCTTATCAAACCGCCCCAGATGCTATTGATCCGGCTACTACTGCTTTTGGTGCATTTGTCATAAAACAGAAAGAATTATTGGCTACTCAACAACTGGAAGAAGATCAAATTAAAAGATTAATCGAAAAATATCCTGAATTGGCCAAAGCATTAGGAATGATCAAAAAAGAAAAGGCAAGTCAATTGGAAATTGATCTCAAGTCTGCCGCTCTTACTGGTCAATCAGCTATTCAATCGATGAAGTCAGTTGTCCGTGCCGAATCCATGAAACACGTGGCCAAAGTGATCACGAGTATTTTCAGCAATCCAGCCTTCCCGTATCCAATTAATTTAGTCTTGGCGGCGGGAGCTGGTTCAACCGTTGCGGCCATATTAGATAAAGCCATGTCAGCCATTCCCAATAAATTCGCGGCTGGTGCTGATTTTGTGACAGCCGGACCAACTCCCATGCTCGTAGGCGAAGCCGGACCGGAGCGAGTCCAGGTGTCTCCATTATCAGGTCCCGCAGGCGCATCCAGTGGTAGCATGACAATCAATATATCCGGCGGAGTAGTAGACGATGATTACGTGAGAAACACATTGATCCCGGCACTGAACAAAGCAACTGGCATGGGTGCAAGGATTAATGCTTAGTTTTGATACATCGTTATCCAACGCATTAACACTCAGCAATACGACAGCGTTCTGGGTTTTAAAATTATATTATAATGCTGATGCGACTGCTTCCAATTTCATTGGCGTAAGCGACACCCATCGCGTAGATGGAACCGATATCTATTACGGTCTTGTTTCATCCTGGGGACAATATCAGCAGTCTTTAGACTTTTTCAACTTCACCACTTCCACCGGGAATATGACCGTGAAGCTGATCAATACCGACAATTCAATTCAAGGCGGCAGATTCTCCGATCTGTTAGTGAATAATAACTTCGCAAATCGCAAGTGGGAATTGTTCTTGAATACATCCCAGGCCGGAACCTACGATACAGCCGCCAGGATGATCGGGACAGGCATCATTTCCGGTGAAATTGCTTACGATACAAAATTTATATCCTTCACCTTGCTCGATCTTAGTTCCAAACGCCACAAAAGACTTCCAAGCAGTGTGGTCGCATCTGGCACTTATGCAAACGCACCGGAAAATAATATTAACAAACCGATACCGATATTCTTTGGAGATGCACATGACAAGACTGATATCGGAACCATACCGACAAGCGGAGCGAATTTCGACAGGCATTTCACCAAAGGAAAATTCCCGGCAATTATTACGAATCAATGGGATGAAACAAATGCGAGGACAGATGCACTTGTTGACAGCGTGGCTGTTCATACTCTGGATACTGAGAATGTATATATGGCAATCGGAGAGAAATACGGAGCCTGTAATTCTTCCAATGTAACAGAAAGCGAGGCCAATTTTAAAATCACTGCATTGGGCGTGGATTGGCGTGTCTATGTGCCTGTTCAAAAACACAGCACCTATTCCGGTCAAACTAATTATGCAAATATGATGAATGATTCATTCAGTGGGACAGGATATCTTCTTGCCCAGACGGGTGCTGGAGCGACATCAGTGGGATTAAGAGTAGGCAAACTGCCCAACCTTGGAGTATTAACAGCGACATCTTTATTAATAGATTTTGGCAATTTTACTGGTTCTGCACCGAATATCAATTTCAAAGTATCTCCGGGTTCTGGAGCTGGTGGTGCTATAACCGACACTATCACTTGGGACGGTGGTGATCAGACTTTAACTGTTTCGGGATTCTTTGGTAGTGGAGAGCAAACCGCCTGGGATATAGAAAAAGAATTTTTCCTCACTATTGACAATACAGGCGGTTCCGGTAATATGAATGTATATATTAATGAGGTTGGTTTAGAATTCCAGGTAGAGCCAAGCCAGACATTCTCCAAAAAAATAATAGAGCAATATGAAGAGATTACAAGTGCATCAGGCTTGGATATAGGCTATGATGAATCTGATTCAATCCCGGAAACCATCACAAAAACTCGCACAAAAACGATACTGATCCCGGCAACAGTAGACTATTTATATTTTTCCGGCAAAGGCAGAAAATACGGAGCCTGGATAGATGATATTGATGGAGGCACAGATAATCGAACCTCACATAATGGGGACGAACCTGATCCAAATTATACAGAAGGCGACCTAATTGAAAATCCAGTCTATATGATTGAAGATATATTAAGAACAGAATTGAGTTTGGATGGTGATACTGATGGCTCTGATATTGACATTGAATCATTTGACAGATCAGGAAATGCCCAGACGGACAGCACGAAAGGCGATATTGCTTTCACTTTCAATGATGCAATCGCTGACATCCAATTTGCTTTTTCACAATATAAATTCATTAACAGCAAGGACTTAATCGAAAAAATCTGTAAACAGATATGCTCCTGGGTTTGGATCGGCGGTGATGGAAAGTTCAAGATCAGGACATTATTGAGATCAACGGATACCTGGGCAGAAGATAAAACGGTGAATTATAATGATATCAATCTGAAATCAATATCAAAAACACGATTAAATACAGTCAGGAACGATATCACAGTGAATTACAATTACGATTATGTAAAAGACCAAAATTTGAGCAATGTAAATACAACAGACTCAACATCACAAGGAACAACGGTATCGGGCAATAATCAGACCTTAAAGCTTGAAATAGATGCTGACGGGATCATCGATTCTGATACTGCGACACAATTGGCAAATGCTTATAAATCTATTTTTAAAGATCGAAAAGTGGTGTTGGGTTTTGATTGTGTCAGGCCGCTGTACAACGATCTGGAGATTGGCGACATTATCAAATTTTCAAACTGGGATGCAAATATCAAACTATATGGAACGGCGATGGCTACGGATTATTTCATCATTACCGATATCTCCAAATCTGTCAACGGCTGTTCTATTAAAACAATACAGGTGGACTAATGACCTATGGACGAATATTAACTCCAAGATTTTTTGTAGATACTCCAAACTGGCTTATGAGTCGCGGGGTTGCATCATCGGAATTCTCCGTTAAGGCAACGAACACCGGCAATCATTTTGTCGGGCCTGATTCAGGCTTTGTAGATGCCGAATTATTCGATATGAGGCCGAGCAATCAAGTTGTGTTTTCCACAAAGGACGATTCAACATCTCAGGAAGATCATGTGTTAATTGTCATAGATACACAAGGAACAACAGAGCGTAAGCATTTCGTGGCGATATTGAATCACAACATGGCGACAGCTCAAGGAAAATTCAGAGTGGCTACAAGTGCGTCAGATATTACCGCCATTGACCCCACTGTTCGAGGTTGCACAGAAGTTT